CAAAATACTGTGCAAGGAAATTTAAATAAGGCTCTGGAGTGCAATTTGCATTCAATATATCTATAAGTCTGCTGGCTTGGTCATCAAGTCCAGTGAATGAACTGGCAACTGATTTATTCAAAGCAGTAAGTGTAAAAACACTTTTGTCTTGTTTGGCGTAGTTGGAGTCATACATCCTTGGCATGTAGTTTGTCAGCAAGGTCATGTACTTCTCTGGGGGACATCCATGGGAAGGAATAGCCACTTCGTTTTTTATATTTGGTTCTATGTAAAAATGCAAAAACCTTGTATACGCTTGGCTTTTATAAGCCGAAAGCCTCATAGTCCAACTAAAACAAATATAATAATCACCCTCTTTTATAGATCCCGGTTCCCAAATGAATCTAAAGTGTCCATTAGACAAAACCGGGTCATCAATCACTTGCTGTATTAGAGATGCCGAATTATCTTCCCCATATATCCACATTGGTAAATTGCCCGGAGCACAAGTTTCTCCCGCACAATATACAGTATTGGCTTCTGAATAGAAAGTTGTATTTCCGCCAAATGTAGGCAATTGCACATTATTAGATATTGAATTATTTGGTACAGTTGTATTAACATCTGTTGTATTAGTTCTATTTGGATAAAGAGTTAATGCTCTAATTTCAGATTCGATTCTATCTTTTCTTAATAGCAATTCTTGTTTTTGCAACTGACTAGTGCTTGTGCAATATTCTTGCTCAGTTACAAATAGTTGCCTTTCTAAAATTGGCAACACATCTGTTTGCGAAGTGGAAAAGTCTTTGGTATTAGATTGACTTCTAGATATAAAAAATATTTTTATAGTATCAAAACTTTCCGGCACTTGCGTAAAGCAATCATCTGGACCGGGTGTATACAGATCAAAAAGTATTTTATCTGTTACTTTTGGACTATTTGTGTATGGTACTAAAGCCATTTTGCACCGTTATTCATAATGGAATCTCAAAGTAATCTGGTCTGGTCGAATAATTTCATAGAAATTGACAATAACTTCATTTGGATTTCTATTAGTATCGTTATCTATTGTAAACTGTATGTCATACCTGTATGGTTGCGGAATGGCGCTGAGAGCCTTTAAAATATCAATGTTTCTCAACGCTTGGCCGTATTCCCAATTTTGCAAGTTGAAAAATATTGCCAAATCCCTATAAATCGATGCGCCAATTTCCTCCTCAAAAGGTATAAATTGAGGTGTCAGGAAGACATCTATGTTTAGACTGACTAAAACTATAGTTCCATTCTGTACAGTGATGGAATCTGTCATCATTTTTTTTGTTTCTAGGTATTCATATAGCTCCAACTTGAACTGAGAAGTGGGTAGTTGCAACCCATCTGTGCCGCTTTTTACTAGAACATATATTACAATAAGATTGGCAGAGCATCCGCTGTGTCTCAGTGCGGCAATTCCTTTGCCTGTTTGTCCGTTATAAGGACTGACAAATAGGTCAACCAAATTCTTGTAATCACTTCCTGTTACTGCTCTATTTTGTACATTTGCGTATGCTGGTAATTTTCTTCGGATATCTTCAACTGTATCACCATCATATCCAAATTGCCCTCTTGTATAGTTGGAAAGATTGACTGGTACACTGTATCCTAAAACTTCTAATGGAATAAGTATATCTTGGCTGACAAAGTTGCTAACTATATTGCCTACAGTGCCGCCGCCAACTCTGTATACAATGGTAATATTGCTTCCTAAAGATGGAGATATTCCTGCCCTGTTATTTCCAAAACTAACGTACACTTGATAATTGCTGTTGTATTCTATCATATACTCGGCCAAAGGCTGACTAGCAGTGAAAAAAGCAACCTGTCGCCATTTTTGACCATCAACATAGACTCGAACACTATCCAAAAGAACTGGAGCAAATTCAAGAGTTAATACCTGATTTATTTGACCAGTTCCCACAAAGTTTTGCGTAAACGTTTGGCCTTCCAAACCAACTATGTTGCTATTACTCAAGCTACCGGCTTGAATAATAATTGGTTGGTCAAAAATAGGTCTCATATATTGATCGGCAGGAAACAATTCGATTACCAAAGGGACTTCGTTGCTGACCAGATTTACATCAAGTGGTGTAGGAATTTCCAAATTTATTTGCTGGGGAGTGCTTATTCTTGCTGTCCATTGACTCTTGGCAGCAATCGGTGGAGTTGGCTGAAATCCTACCAATTTAGCTAAGCGAAAAGCGCTGTCTAATTCTGTTACCGTGTTGATGAATAGCTCATTAGCTACTTGGTCAATTTTAAAAGAAAGCGTGTCGCCAACAAATGCCCAGTTTTCTATAAGCATTATTGCCAAACTAGATTCGATAAAGTCTGTAAACTCTGTGCCAAAATTGTCTCTACAATAAGTAATTAGCCTATTTTTCAAACTCCAAAAATCTTGGTTTGTGTAATTTAAGCTTACAGGAGTTGGACGATTAGGATTTGTTGTGATTTTATAAGGAACAACTTCAAAAGGACACAATTCAGCCATTTCATACTCCTGTAGGTATCTGTATCACTAGATTTTCAACAGCATTTATTTTGTTGGGAACAAAAAATCTTATTGCTATATAAATTGTATTGCTATTTAGATTTGCAGCTATGGCTATATCTTGGTTTGTAGAGCCATAAGAATCTGTGACTGTTACTTCTTGAACTACTATCCTAGGTTCCCAGATCGCTATTGCGCTGTTTATTGCAGCTTTTACTCTGTCGTAAATAAGAGGATCATTGGGTTCGAAAATCAAATTTCTTAAAGAGGTGCCGTATTCCGGCATCATGACTCTTTCACCCGGATTTGTAAGGATTAGCTGTAGCAAATCCGCTTTTATGACATTTGTGTCATAAATTGTAGGCAATAAACCCTGAGGGGTATTAACTATAGGATACGGACAACCAAGCAAATTCATCTATAAATTACTCCTAAAATATTATAGTTTTCAGGTAATATTTGTATATAGTCGCTTTTATATTCCTTTTGAATTATCCCTTATTAATTTGCTTCTTTAATTCCTGAATAGTAGAGTTTTTGGTAGGTCTGAGCGGTGCCAAATTGAATATGCTTGCCGCAGAAGCTTCAGGGCTCGCACTCGCAAAAAGCCTGTCACTCAGAACTATAGTTCCTCTTTTGCCATCAAAAACCAAAACAGGACAAATATTCGGCACTTTTTCTCTAGGTGGCACAGGAAGTCCGGCAGCTTTCAACTCCTCTTCAGCCTTTTTCTGTTCTTCTGTGGGTTCTGAATCGTAATCCTTGCCAGCAAGAATTAGGCTTCTGGTGTCGCTTACCGAAAGAGCAGTTTTATTCCTTGTATATTTTATTTCCTTTGTTACTTCTATGCTGTTATTTTTTATAAGGGTTATTTTACTGCCAGCACTCTTTTCTTCATTTTCAAATCCAATAATTTCAACTGCTGATCCATAGGTTTCAAGTCGATAATCGCCACCGGCTCTTAGTTGTAAATATCCGTTTTGCTCTTTTCTTTCACGCATGAGAATGAAAGTGCCACCTCTAATATTGCCTTTCTGAGGTGCAAAAATTTCTAGGAATTTATCATCAGTTGCTTCAGTTTGATTAGTACCATCATACATTCTGATTGCAAATCCATAACCACTTCTCATAAGAACATATGCGTTTTTTGCGTTTGGCTGAGGCTGAGCAGAACCTATTTCTTTTCTACAGGGAATGTTGCGATCATTTTGGTTATCAGAAAATACCAAAGTATGCCCAGAAGTACTGACCATACTAATTCCTTGCTGCTCTGCAGCCAAGGATGGACAATTTGGGCCTACAGATTCATCACTCATTAGGATTTGATTGCCTAAAGCAGTCAGCATTTGTATGCCATTGTTCTGCCCTCTTACTTGATTATTAGCCCCTAACTTTTCTATATCATTGAGTGTGATGGAATGACCAGTTGCGCTTTTCCAATAGCTTCTGCCCATATATTTGTTAGTACAGCCGAAATCAAATGGCTTTGTGCTTCGTTCCCATTCCATGCCTCCTTGGGGAACCTCAACGGAATCATCCATAACAAAAGTATGACCACTGATGGATAGAAATTGTATGCCACTTTGAGGCAAATTACATGAATTGTTCTGAGGAGTTTGTGGGCCTTTATAAGGACGGCATTCGCTTTGTTGTTTGAAAAACGGATTTGCGCCAACTTGGCTTGAACCAGTCTGATTTCCAGCAGGTCCTCCCAAAATTCTTCCATTACACTGGGGATTTTCCAACTTGTTTGGATTATTTTCTAAATCGTTATAGGCAGCATCAATTAGGTTTGGATTTGGCGTATTTTGAATATCATAAGTTGTAAATACTGGTGCTATAGCTTGTATTTGACCATCTGCTCCAATAACGGTCTGAGGCGGCGGATTTGGACTTCCAATTTGACAAGATGTATCTCCACTTCTGGCACCACATACAGGATGAGCCCATTGTCCGCAATAATGAAGATGATCGTCCTTCATAATCATCCAGTTGCCACAACCGGACATGATTTCAATTCTCTTCCACTTTCTATTACACTTTGCGTCTCCGTCCACCATTTTTATCATGTGTTTTTCTGGTGTTTTGAATCCGTAAATGTTCGGGAAAGTCATTGACTCAAGAAGAAATGGGTTTTTATTAATATCTTCAATAGAAGTAATATCAAAGCCATTATAACTTTCTGTGTTCCACGGCGGCAGCAACTGCGTACCGTTGTTCGGTCCACAAAGATAACCACCTCTTCTTCCCTGATACAAGTTAAAATATTCTTGCATCGGAACGCCATAAAAACCACCTTGTTGACCTACACCGCCTATTGGATTTCCATTCAGCCGAGTCCAAGTGGTTCCAATGTAAAATGGCGACAGTCTATCACCACCTTCAAATAACAAAGCAACAGTACTGCCTGCAGGAGGAATCCAATTTGATCCACTATCGTCAATG